TGCGGTACACCATCGCTCCACGCCTCGCGGTGCTCGCGGCGGAACTGACGGAACTGCTGCTGCCGCACTTCGGAGTTGAACCCGGCGAGATGTGGTTCTGCTTCGACGATCCGAACCAGGACGACCAGATCCAACTCGCGGCGGAACTGCGTGCGGCGGAGGCTCAAGGCCTCGTCACGCCGAACGAGTATCGCGCGATCATGGACCTTGAGGCGTTGCCTGACGAGATGAACCTTCCGCGTTTCCGGCAGACCGAGGCACCGGCGGCACCGATGCCGATCTTCGGCACGCCTGCGAAGGCTGGCGAGATGCCCGCCGAGGAACAGGGCAGCGTCGACGTCGAGGCATCGGTCGTTGAGGATGCGGCGTCAGTGGACATGGAAGCCGACGATCAGACCGTCGAAGAGGCAGCGACCGAGGACGGCACTGACGCGATGACCGACGACGGCACAAAGGCGATGAAGGCGAGCGACGGCTACGCACCGAACAAGGCGATGCAGGAGGAGGCTCAACGAGGCCTCGACTGGCGGAAGGAGTTCGGTCGCGGCGGCACTGAGGTCGGCGTTGCTCGAGCCCGTGACATCGTCAACGGCAAGAACCTGAGCGAGGACACCGTGCATCGCATGGTGTCGTACTTCGCTCGCCACGAGGTCGATAAGCAAGGCCAAGGCTGGAGTCCCGGCGAGGACGGCTACCCATCCGCCGGTCGAATCGCGTGGGCGCTCTGGGGCGGCGACGCTGGTCGCAAGTGGTCGAACGCGATCGTCGATCGGCTGGACAAGTCGCTCGCCGGCGCTCAGATTGGCGAGGTCGAACCCGAGGCCGACAACGATGCACCGCAAGCCGAACCAAAATCATGGCGAACCAGAACCGTGGAAACCGTTGTCAGCCACCGATGCGGCTGCGATGCGTGCGGCGGCGGTGAACGCTGGTCTGGTGCTGGTGCTATGGAGCGACTGCTGGCGAAAGCGGCGGCACCCGAAGCCGATCCTCAGTCACCAGTCGCTGGAGCAGATGCAAGCGGACCTGCCGTGGCTGGTGGCGATGCTGCTCCAGTGCAGTCGAAACTGACGTTCTCGCGGAAGGCGATGGTCACGGCGTGGGACGACGCGACCGGCGTGCAGGCTGCGGTGTCGGCCATCTTCCGATCGTTTCAGGCGGAACTTCAATCCTGGTACGCGGCAGTCGTGCCGACGATGATCGCCGATCACCTTGGCGCCAACGGCATGCCGATGGTCAACAACCTCACGCCGGAGCAGGCGAACCAGTTGCAGAAGATGTGCGACAAGTTCCTGAGCGACACTATCGCGGCGGGCGGTGCCGACGGCCTCGCGAAGGTCGGCGTGGACCCCGACACGTTCACGCGTGCGAACGAGGACGCGATCAAGTACATTCAGCAGCGTGGCCTCGAACTCGCGAAGTCGGTGCCCGACACGTTGAAGGAAACGGTCAACAACGCGATCACCGGCATGATGCGACCTGACGCGGCTGGCGAGGCTCAACTGAGCATCGCGAACGTCCGCGACGCGGTGCTGCGAGAGGTGCCGACGCTGACCGACTATCAGGCGGAACGAATCGCACGCACTGAACTGACGAACGCCTTCAACGAGGGCAACCGCCAAGGCTGGAAACAGGCTGGCGTCGAGACGAAGCAATGGGACGTCGCAGGCGGTCAGTGCGAGTTGTGCGACACGCTCGCGAACCTGTATCCGAATCCGATTCACATCGACGAGATGTTCACCGACGGCGAATGGTCCGGTCAGGGACCGACGCGGCACCCGAACTGCCGCTGCGGCCTGCTGCCGGGCGTGGAGTTCAAAGAATGAGAACCGCAGATCAGATCGTGCAGGCGATTCGTCGCCGGGCTGTTGAACGCAAGACGATGACCAACGCGGCGAACCCGATCGGCGTGACCGCCGGTCGATGGTCGCACAACGTCAAGGCTGGCGTCGAACAGGTCGCAGGCAAGCCGCTCGAGGTGGTGTGCTACGCGAACACGGCGGCGGTCGACCTGGAGCGTGAGGTCGTCGTGCCGACGGGCTGCGACATGCAGTCGTACCTCGGCACGAATCGAAACCTGTTCGTCGATCACCAGTACGACGTTTGCAGTTCAGTCGCGGTGTGCCGGTCGATGAGCCTCACGCCGGGCGGTTGGTTGTGCCGTGGAGTCTTCCACGACGACATGACGAACCCGTACGTCAAGGCCTGCGTGGCGCTCGCGAAGGCTGGCACGCTCGCCATGTCGATCGGCTTCGAGGCTCTCGACTGGGGCAACCCGACGCCGGCGGAGAAGGCCGCGTATCCCGGCATCGAGTCGATTGTGCGTGCGTGCAAGGTGCTCGAAGTCTCGTACACCGCGATGCCGATGAACGTGACCTGCCGCATGATGAGCAGCAACGTCGATGCCGCGGCGGAGAACGCGGAGAAGTCGCGGAAGGCCTTGATCGACGCGAAGGTGCCCGATCGCGTGATCGCCGACTTCGGCGTGAGGCCGAAACGTGTGATCGTGCTGCGTTGACGCTGGTATACTGACAGAGCACTCCTCCTTCACCTGCACGCAGATTCACACGACTCGTGCAGGCTTCAATCGAATACACCTGCGAACGGCAGGCATCGCGAGCGACCTAGTTTGTTCTACGTCGCTCCCCGTGTCGGGACCTGAGCAGTGAATCGTCAACCGCCGCAACTGCGGCAGGATTCACTTCATGCTCACCCGCAAGACTCTCATCGACTCGCTCAAGGCCAACGGCTTGACCGGCGAAGTCACGCTCGAAACCGCGAAAGCTCACGTCGCGACGCTCGCTGCCGAAGGCATCGAGTTCGCCGACGAGGCCGGTGCGGCCATCGACGTGGACGCGGTCTGGAACGCCAAGAGCACCATCAAGATCGCCGACGACGTGGCCTCCGTCAAGGGGACGAAGGCTCCGCACGCCGCGATCGACACCAACAAGGAACCCCACATGTTCACCATCGGCAACGCTTCACGCAAGGCCTACGAGCGCAAGGTCGCTTCGGGCAAGGCCGCTTTCGATTGTGCAGACCAGGCCGAGATGTTCGGCGCTTGGGCTCGTCTCTCGCTCCTCAACAACGCCGAGTACGCCGCGAAGAAGGCCGACCTCGACATCGTCGGCAAGACCGCCGTCGAGTTCAACCAGCAGCTCGGTGGCGCTCTCGTGCCGATCGAGTTCATTCCGAACCTCGTGTGGCTGACCGAAAAGTACGGCATCGCCCGCAAGGTTGCGAACGTGGTGCCGATGTCTCGCGACGTGACGCAGGTGCCTCGCAAGACGGCGATCAACTCGATGACTCCGATCAGCGAGACCGGCACCATCGCGACCGGCGACAACAACTATGGCAACGTCACGCTCGTGGCGAAGAAGTACGGCGCTCTGTTCCAGGTCTCTCGCGAACTGCTCATCGACTCGGCGGTCAACATCGCCGATGACATCGCTCGCAGCATCGCCGAGGCTCAGGCGATCGCCGAGGACGACGCCTACTTCAAGGGCGACGGCTCCGCGACCTACGCAAACCAGCTCGGCCTGCTGAACTCGCTGCCGAGCGGTGCGATCAGTTCGGCTATTTCGTGGTCCTCGCTGGCCAACAGCGACTTCACCACGATGATGGGCAAGGTCGCGAACGTCGATCCGTCTCGCCTCGCGTTCATCTGCTCGCGTCAGTTCTTCTATCAGGTCATGCTCAAGTTGGAGAAGGCCACCAGCCAGTTCAAGATGCTGGCCGAGGGCCTGCCCGGTGCCGACGTGTCGTTCCTCGGTTACCCGGTTTATTTCTCGCAGCGCATGCCGCTGACCTCGACCGCTTCGACCCACTCGTGCTACTTCGGCGACTTCACCGGCGGCACGATGCTCGGCGATCGCAAGCAGCTCGAAGTGATGACCAGCGACATCTACTACTTCAACACGGACAGCCTCGCCGTTCGCGGCATCTCTCGCTTCTGCGTCAACATCCACGGCGACGGTCGCGCCGGCAGCAACGGTCCGATCGGCGCTCTGCTCGGAGCCTAATCCATCTCGCACAGAATCTCCTGAAAGGAGTTTGATCCATGTCGGCAGAATATCTCCAGAACTCGTACATCGTCAGCGCCTATCTCAACGGTGCGGCGTCCGGCACTTCCGAACTGCTCAGCACGAAGGTCGATCTTCTCAACACCACGCTGGGTGCGTTCAGCAACCTGACGTTCATCCTCTCGACCGCCGCCGCTGACGGCGGCACCGTGGCGTTCGTCATCAAGGAGTCGTCGGACGACTCGACCTACACCGCGATCACCAACGCGTCGATCACCACCACGGCTTCGACCGCTGGAACGTACATGATCGACGTGAACCTCGGCGGGCCTCGCCTTCGCTACTACAAGGTCTCGCTGACTCCCTCAAGCAGCGTCGCGACTCGCACGCTCTCGTGCGTCTGTATCGGCAGCAACCCCGCCTTCGGCGTGAACGGTGCGACCGAAGCGACTCGTGCGACCAACGCCGGTCTGGTCGCTCGCGCCGTGGTCTGATCTTCAACCGCTTCATCACCGCCGGGCTTGCGAGAGCAGGCCCTGCGGCTTACCTAGGAGATTCGCATGGGAACGCCAGTCACTTCCGCCGTCAGCACGTACGCCTCGGGTCCGAACGTCGTCGCCGCCACGCAGATGTACGGCGAGTGGGTCGTGGTCCACGACAACCTCTCCGCCGCGACCACCGGCGAAGGCGTGCTCGCGCCCATCTCGTACTCGTCCACGAACGTGCATCCGCTCATCATCAACCAGGGGAGCCTCGTTCGGTTCATCGCCCGGTACGCCTACGGCACGACGACGATCACGACCTCGCCGACCATTCGCGTCTTTGGTGCGAATCAGGTGCCCGACTCGACGGGTGCGTACCCAAGCGGCACGATCTTCTGGCGAATCGACGCGAACACGTACACCGGCACTTCGACGACGGTCACGCTCGCTCTCGCCGCGTCGGCTCAGAACGACGGCTCGACCTACTGCTACTCGACCGTCAGCTGTCACAACGGCGACAACATGCACGGAGCGAAGTCGGTGTTGGTTCTGCACGATACCGCCGCGAGCATCTCCGGCGGTGCGAACACGACCGTGACGCTGTACGCTCAGGTGCTGAACATCTAAGGAGGCGGCCTTGGGTACGCCTATAACGAGTGCGGTCTCGACGCTCGCAAGCGGGCCGGGCGTCGCTTCGTACACGCAGATGTTCGGCGAATGGGTGCAGATTCACGACGATTGCGGTAACGCAAACACCGCCGCAACGCTGCTGAATCCACGTCGGTACACCAGCGATGCGTTTCCGGCGTTGGTTCACCCCATCATCGTCACGCAGGGTTCCTACGTGCGTTTCGTCGGTCAGCAGCCAATCGATATATTCGCGTTCACGCCTCCGGTGCTGCGAATCTTTGGTGCCGACAAAGTGCCCGATGCCAACGGAGCGTTCCCGTCAGGAACGATCTTCTGGCGGCTCGACGCTTCAACGTTTACGGCGGCGGGGACCAGTCCGACGGCGATCAATCCGTCGACGGCACAGACCGACGGAGGAAGCGTCTATTACTCCGAGATGTTCACGCACAACGGCATGAACCTGCATGGAGCGAAGGCGATTCTGCCGATCGTCGAGACGGCAGCCGCTGATATCTACCTGTTGTACGCTCAGATCGTCAACATCTAAGGGCACACATGTCGAACCTCATCACGACCAGCGAATACAAGACGTGGGCGAACATCACGACGACGGCCTACGACTCGATCATCGGCACGATCGTCAGCGGCGTCTCGACCGAGATTCGCCGCTGGTGCGGTCGTGATACGTCGAATGGCTTTGAGTCGATGAGCCGCACCGAGAAGTACGACGGCAACAACGAACAGACGATCAATCTCATGGAGTGGCCGGTGTCGTCGGTCACGAGCGTGAAGGTCTACGCGAGCGACGGCACGTACGAAACGCTCGACACGAACTCGTATCGCGTCGATGCGACCGGCGGCATCTTGTCACGCGTCGATCCGATCAAGGCACGCTATCCGGTCACGGCGTTTGGCACGGTGCAGGCGACGTTCTCGGTACAGCCGTGGTTCCCTGACGGGTTTGACAACATCGAAGTGGTCTATACCGGCGGCTACGCGACGATCCCCGACGACCTCAAGATCGCGGCGTTCCGTCTTGCCGACATGCACTACGCGGCACGCGGCAGGAATATGGGCATTCAGAATGAATCGCTCGGCCAGTATTCCTACTCGAACTTCGGCAACAAGGAACTGATCGACCTCAAACTCGCTCTGACGCGAGCGTACACCGGCATGAGGAGTTGACCGTGGCACAGACTCCCTGGTACCTGTTCCGCACGACGATGGACGTCTACACGCAGACGTGGTCGGCCTCGACGACCAGCGGAGCGCCCGACGCGGGAACGCGAGCGGGTTCGCCGTCGTACTCGGTGGCGTGCTGGATGCAACCGACCTCCGCGGCGGATGCTCTGCTCTACGGTCGCGACACGACGACTCAGATGTACGACGTGTTCCTTGCACCGCTGACGATCGCCGGCGCCACGTGGGACACTTCGCCCGCCGACTACGTGGTGATCGACAGCGTGCGTTACAAGCCGATGGGCAAGCCGAAAGACCTCGTGCTGCTCGGTGTGGTGAAGGTGCTGACCGTCATGCGAGATGTTGGATGATCACCGGCAAGCCCACAGTCACGATCGACGAATCCTTCGTGCGTGGTCGCATGATCGCGGCGTTCAACGCTGGCCTCACGCTGGCGGCTATCTCGGCGTCGACCAGCATCAAAGCGTCGTTCAGCAAGAACGGCAAGTATCGACCTTCTAATCAGGGATACCCGCCGAACCGCAACAACAGCCTGCTCTACAACGCCATCTCATCAACGAAGGGCGAGAACCTGTCCGCGTCGGTCTACACAAGCGGCGTGGCATACGCACGCATTCAAGAGTTCGGCGGCATCATCAAGGCAAAGTCATCGAAGTACCTAACGATTCCGCTGAACGATCAGGCGGCGAGGATGCGTGAGCGTACTTCGACGCTGCGGTCTCTCAACCTGACCTTCGTGCCCGGCAACCATCGCGGCGTGGCGTTCCTCGCTCAGACCAAAGGCAGAGGCAAGAAC